GTTGCTGGTATTCCTGATGTGGCTGGACAGTATCAGCTCGCGCGGGTTCGCTTGCGCCGTGCACGTTTCATTGCACCGATCATTCCTCAGTTTGAACGGGTTGGCAACAATGGCGAATGGCTTCACGTACTGAACGGTGTGATGTGGCCCTGGGACAACACTCTATTGCCTTACAACCTCTTCCTGGGAGGTAACTGACATGGCCATCCACGTTTGCAGAGACTTCTTGTCTTGGGGCAACCCGATCACCAACTTTGGCCCGTGGTACACCAAGTACCTTGTCGCATGTTTCTTGCGGGGTACTCTGGGCTACACCGTTATCGGGCAGACTGGCTTCAATCTTGACGGTGGTACGTTCCGTCTGGGAAATGGGTTCAACGGCAGCCTCAACCAGGGTGGTACAGACCTCTACGCGTTTGCGCCGAATGGGTACTCAGTGTCGGCCGCCGACATCGGACGTATTCTGGCTCTCAGGAGCACGAACAACACGATGGTTAATTCGGGCCTGTTCCGAATCACTGGTGTTAACACGACCAACAACTGGCTCTACGTCAACTACCGGTCCGGCGACGTTCCTCCCGTTGAAACGGGTATGACATGGACAGTGTACGAGAACGAGTTCGTCTTCTACAATGCCACCCAGAATGGTGGCAATGGCATCGTCGGCACATACCAGACGCAGGGGGTGGGGTCAAATGCAACCCGCATTGTCTTGCAGTCTCCATCGACACTCAATTGGCAGGTGCGATTGGCCCTTGAGAGTAACTACGACAATGTGTTCGGTGGTGGCGGTTCGGTCACGCCCATCAACGGTGGTGGTGCAGCAGGTACGACGGCACCCGGCTATGGGGGCAATTCTCTCGGTGATTTTCAGCCTGGTGGTCAACACCTTCACACCGCACTGTTCTATAACATTCACTCAACCCAGTGGACAGGTGGCACGGTTGACATTTGGCCATCGAGCCCCAATTCGTCGGCTAATCAAGGCCGACTCTACATCTGGGGCGATGATCGGACTGGATCGTGTTTTGCTGCATTGCGAAATGTGGTAGGTGGTGGAACTGATTCGTTCGTTCACTTTGGCCTGTGTGAGGATGAAGAGCAACCTCTACCTCCCCACAACGTACAGCGGCTATTCGTCATGGGCGCGAACGGCATCGGCAATGGTGGATCGAACGGCATCTACTGGGCATGCGGACGCAACGCGGCCCGCAATGGTATGGGCTTTGGTCTCAGCAACCAGCCCATCAGTGCCGTCTACAGCCTCTACAATCCGCTGGCCGGCGAAACGTTCCAGCCCAGCAATACAGCGGCCCGTAACTCTGTGAACGCTGGTGATAACCAGTACATTGCTTCGACAGAATTGCTACCTGTCGACATCATCGTGGGCACTGAGGACAACGTCAACAGTTGGTTCGACAGCGCTGAACACTTCATCCTTGAGGGTCGTCGATTGGGACGGGCGCCGATGGTCCGGATGGGCCGGTCAAACTACGGTTACTTCCAGATCTCGACTGATCCAAACAGATCATGGCTCCACTTGAACGACGGGATCTATTTGCCATGGCAGGGCTCAATCTTGCCGTGAGGTGGGGCCCAGGGTCTCGTGGTAGTGGTACTATGAGAGGGGTTCCATGCTGACGCCCAAGTTTCTCCGAGCACACATCATTCCAGCCAGCTCACATTCTGAGAGCTGGATCATGAGGGTTCTGTTCGAGTTCTGGGGCTTCTGCGTCAACGGGGACAATAGCCTGATCAACCCGGGGTTGGGCGCCTTTGCTCCTGTATCAGGCGTCTACCAGATCCCGTGGACGTCACAGACGGGCCTTCTACAGTCAGGCAGCGACGGTTTCACGCAGCAGGGCATGCCCTTCTTCAACACTGTCAATGCCACCGCCTTTTCAGCGTCCTGGGTGGGCAAGTACCTGGTGACCTGGCAGTCGGGCTCGACATCGACCGACGACAGCATCTACTTGATCACACAGTGGATTGGCTCAAGTTCGATACGCGTCAACATCCAGCAAGGTGGCACACCTGATCCGGTCACGCGACATTTGGGATTTACGACGCGAACAAGCATCAACTATCGCGTTGTAGACATCAATGCTTCGGCTCAATTTGGCTTGACCAGTCAACAGAGTGCACTGATTTGTCAATTCAGTGACGCGGGCAACATCAATCCTCAACAACCCAATTCACAGGCTGCTATCATCTGGGGCAACCCACCTCAAGGGACCAGTGGCGCCGGCTTCTACTACTTCTTGTCCCCGTCAGGTTCCTGGGGCCTCAACAGCGGATCGTATAACTTCACTGATCCTGTTGGACCCATTACCTTTGGCGGTGGTAACACCGGCTATTGGTCGTTCGGCAATGGCGGCGCCATGAGCCTGTGGGGCGCTGGTGACTTTTTCATCTCCCACATTCACAATACGGGACAAACTGGATCGGGCTGGCATATCGAGATTCCATGGCGGTTGTACCCGCAAGGAGTTGATCCCAATCCGATCGTCATCATCCCGTATGCCGACTATTTCATCACACTGACCGATGGCGGCAACCACTATGGCGGTGGCATCTACATGCACAGTCCCCCCGACAACTCATTGAGGCGGTACTACGGCATGCACCGCCGTATCTTTGGACAGGATGACACTAATTCAGTGGGTTTTGCCGGCAATGGTCGCTTCAACGGTGCATATTTCAACCCGTTCAACGGCAAGTTCTACTTTTCTGACCTTGTGACCGGCACTCAAGATACTCCGGGACAGTTCCAGTTGGCGCGGGTTCGCCTTCGTCGGATGCGGGCGCTGCCACCCATTGTTGCTAACTTTGAGATCATTGGTGACAAAGGTGAGTGGCTCCACGTCGGTAATGGCGTGATGTGGCCTTGGGACAACTCGCTGCTGCAATACAACCTCTTCCTGGCGGGGTTCTGATGCTACATACCACGCGAGATTTCAAGACATTCGGTGGGGGCACCAACCCGGGAGGCCTCTACATCCCCTGGATGTGTGCCTACTACGTTGCCATCTTCTGCAGGACGACGTTGGGTTACACCCCCGTGGGTTCGACTAACTTCAATATTGAATCAACGCCTTTGCTCTTGGCCAGCGGCAGCAATGGCAGCCTGAACCAAGGCGACGGCGACAAGTATGCGTTTTTCCCGAACAGCAGCTACGTGGTGTCGACCGCAGACATCAACCGCATCTTGTGCCTGAAGAGCCCAGCCAATGGCATGGTCAACTCAGGCCTGTTTCGGGTGGTTTCAGTAGACACCCGTCGCAACTACATGTACGTTGATTACCGCAGCCCGGACATTCCGCCGCCTGAGACAGGCATGACGTGGAAGCTGTGGGAGAATGAGTACACCTTTCAGGGTGCTATTCAACAGGGTGGTAACGGCGTCAACGGAACATACCAGTCTCAGGGAGCCGGCGCCACGTGCTCTAGGGTAATTCTCCAGAGCCCGTCGCCGCTAGCGTGGCAGTTTAGGATCTGCATCCCAACGTTCTATGACACTTACTGGAACGGCGGTGCGGTCACCCCGCACGGGTACATTGGTGGTGGCCCGCTGACGATGGCACCTGGCTACGGTGGCAATTCCCTTGGGGATTTCCAGCCTGGTGGTCAGCACCTAGACTCCCCGTTGTACTTCAACAATCACGACCAGAACTTCGCCGGGTTGAGTGTCGCTGTCTTCCCACCCGACAATGGTCAGTCGCGCATCTACATTTGGGGCGACGACCAAACTGGATCGTGTTTCATTGCATCTCGTGGCGTGTACGGTGTTGGTACCGATAGCTTTGGACACTGGGGACAGCCTGACAATGAGACGTTGCCGCTGCCTCCACACAACGCCCAGCGCCTGTTCAACATGGGAGCGAATGCGATCTACAACACGGGCAACAACGGCATCTACTGGGCCACAGGAGGGGTCCAGAACGTCAGCCGCGGCGGTGTAGGTTTCGGCCTCAGCAACCAACCTATCTGCTGCATCTACAGCATCTACAACCCCATGTTCGGTGGCACATTCAGCGGCGGCGGGGTGGGCAACGTGCCCCTCCGGTCCACCGGTAATGTCGGCGATAGTCCGTACCTCAAGGCAACTGAGCTAGTTCCTGTGGAGCTGCTGGTGGGCACTCATGATAATGTCAACCAGAACAACAGCGGGCCAGAAATCTACGTGCTTGAACAACGTCGGTTGGGGGAGGCGCCCCTCATCAAGATGGGTCAGTCCCGCATGGGTTATTTCCAGACCACAAGTGATGGTAACAGATCGTGGATGCACTTGAATGACGGGATCTACCTACCCTGGCAGGGCTCTACGATAATCGTGTGATAATCCAATGACAGTCGGTCCTCAGAATCTCAATGCTAAGTTTGTCCGGGCCTTCCGGGTGCTGCCTGCGCCTGGAGGTGGAACTACGGGCTGCATGGGCTGGATCCTGCGGATGGTTTACGAGTTCTGGGGCTTCTGTATCAATGGTGACAACGGCCTGGTCGCGCCCGGTTTGGGCTCGATGGCCAACTCACAGGCTACGGGCAGCTACCTCAACATGCCCGTGGGTTGGGAGTCGGGCAGCAACGTCTTGTTGGCGTCGGGCAGCGATGGCACTACGTCAGCAGGCCTGCCTTACTTCAACGTCACTGGGTCGAATCCGTTTCCACCTACTGTGGCGGGCAAGTGGCTGACGATGTGGCAGTCGGGCTCGACATCGACCGACGACAGCATCTATCTGATCACCAAGTGGAATAGCTCTAGCAGCATCACCCTTGACCCGACGTATGGAGGTACACCCCTGGGACCGTCTGGGTCGATTCCGCAGCTGACAACCCGCAGCAACATCAACTACCGAGTCATCGACTACTTTGCGGCTGGCAGTTTGGCAGGCTACACGTTCGGGCAGAACCTTGTCATCCAGTTTTCTAGCGCCCCAGACGTGAACCCGGGATCAGCGCTGTGCCAAGCGAAGATTGCTGGTGGCGGCGTTGGTTTTACTTCATTTTCCCAGCTCAACATCACGTTGTCAGCGTCAGGTTCGTGGGACGGGACCCACTTTGTGGGCTTCAAAGAATTCAACGTGCCCATCTATTCAGAGACTTCCAACTCGGGTCCAGGCAGCGGTGGTTGGGCATCACCTGATTGGTTCCACAACAGCGGCGGCGGCGATGGTTTCTGCACGTTGATCGGTGGCAAGACCTTCTTGATTTGTCAGGCGGGCGGCAACTTCATGCCCAATGGTGGGTCATCGTTCCACATTGAGATTCCGCTGCGGCTGTACTCACCGACCTACGACCCCAACCTCATCTGCTGCATGAACTTCGGCAACTTGGGCGTCTACCTGGGGGCCCAGGTGGGCTACGGCTACTCACACAGGTATTTCCCAAGCCCGTATGACACCACGGTCAGGCGATGGCCGATGATGTGTCGGTGCCTGACAGGAGCGTACTGGAACAGCACCATCTGGGGCAACAGCGCCATCCCGGGAGGCTGGGTCAACCGCTACAGGTTGCTTTACAACCAACCCCTTAACAAGCTGATGTTCCCCGACGGCATCTTGTGTCTGCCATTCGTCAATGGTCAAGGTGAGTCTGCAGGGAACTTCAGCCTAGGCCGTGCCCGGTGCTTTACGATGCGGTACACGTCGGTAGAGTACCCACAGTACATGCGCGTCGGCGACAACAATGATGCCTGGATTCACCTGGGCGCGGGCGTGTTCTGGCCCTGGGACAATGCTATCGTGTCTGCTCGACCGATCTTCCAGGGGTTCTGATGACCATCCACGCCTGTAGAGACCTACTGATCGGCGGCTACCGGGGCTGGGCTTCGGGCACCTACGACACCATGTGGGCCATCAGCGTCTTCTTGCAGGGCGTCTTGGGCTACACGGTGTCGGCATCATTTGGAACGGTGCCCCCACCCACGTACTCCGACTACACCATCAACTACTACAACTGGAATGGATCGTCGTTCTCGGTTGTCAGTTCATCGATCATCAGCATCAACAGCGGTTCGTGCTGGGTGACCAGCTCGGGCGGTCACACACTGCTGCAATTTTCAACGGACGTTGTCAATCTGTTGGCCGCAGCGTACCCCACCAACTGGCCATCAGGTTCGGGCCCGTGGCCCACGGGCAACCCATTCACAACGCGTAGTTGGGTGGCGTTGAAGAGCAATCTCTTCCCGTTGGCAAACTCGGGCATCTTTGCCATCACTGGTAGCACGCTGTGGCTGACGGGCAATTACCTCGAGATCGATTACAGGTCACCTTCTCCGACGCAGATCGAGACGGGTAGTTTCCTGCAATCGTCGTTCTGGATACCTCCGCCAGGCTCAGACAACTACAACCCATCCCGCACCAGCAACTACCCGTCGTGGATTGCCGGGCAGCATGACAATGGTGGCCCTGCCACCTCATACAAGGGGCAGGGTGCAGCGTCTGGATTGACTCGGATGCTGTTGACCAGTCCGGGCCCGTTGGCCTGGCAGGTGCGGTTGGCCATCGAAGGCTCTGATAGGCAGTTCCAGGGTCAGACTAACTTCACACCCGCATTGACGTGCATTCCTGGCTTCAGTGGTTCCGCCACCGCCGACTTCCCGACGTCATCAAACGACCCCAGCAACCGACCAGCGTACCACCTGCACCTGCCACAGTGGCTCAACAACACATCGGCCCAGTACGGCAACTGCATGCCGGGCCTCGACACCTTCAACATCGCCCAAGGAGGCGTACAAGGTCCGACCGGCTACAACGTCCGCTATCGGCTTTACGCATGGGGCGATGATACGAACGGAACGTGCGGCGTCTTCATTCGCAACAATCAGAACTCTTCTGACGCCTACTGCATGTGGGGCCAGGCTGAACAAGAGACGGTTCCCCTGCCACCGCTACCGATCCAACGTTTGTTCTTCATCGGGGCAAACAACCAAAACCAGGGCGTCGACTGGCGCATGGGCCCGTACAACACTGACGGCATTGGAGGCATGGCGTACAGCATGGACAGGACATTGGGACCGGTCGCCTGCGTGCTTAGCAGTTGGGCCTACGTTGCGACCCAAACGTCCAATGGTCCACCCGGTGGCAACAGCGACAATGGAGGTAGCATCAGGTTCGACAAGAACGGTCCGTTGACTCCGTTTATGGGCGGGGTCCTCGAGCTGCTACCCGTGGAAGTAGTCGCTGGCACATGGGATAACTGGTTCAACCCGACCTCATTTCAGGACATCATTCCCATGGAACCTCGTAGCCTGGGTCGAGGTCCATTGGGCTGCAGGTTCGGCAGCAGCATCACCATGCCCAGCTGGGGTGCCGCCGACACTGCGATGTTGTGGTTCCACATGACCAACGGTTTCTTCATGCCCTGGGGCGGAATCCAAGGACTGTGAGGTAACATGGCGGTAGCTTTCGACCTAGCACCAGGAATTGTGGGCCCCACCCTGTTTACGGGGTCCATGTACCAACAGGGCGATAGCGCTGGCGCAATGGTGACTGCCCCTTTGCAGGGAGCAAACAACCTCCAGACGGGCAGCTGGCCAGGCTTGGGTAATACCTGGGGCGCTACGGCCCTGCTGACTGGGACATTGACGGGTTCGTTGTCAGAGGGAACTTGGTGGGGCATCGACTATTCGTGGGGAACGTACCTGATTCCGACAGAAAGCTTCGACCGCACTGATCCCACCAGCAATCAGTTTCCGTTCCCAGACCAGGGCTTGGGCGAGGGCGATTGGAACCCCTTCCCGATCCCACCATCACCGCCTGAGCCCATCCTGCCCACCCGTGACTTGACCCGGTACAAGAAGTCCTACTCGGCTAGCCGTCATCAGCCCGTTAGAATCCGACTGGTGAAGTCCTGACGGCGGCCCCCGGACCATGCCCGGGGTATATTTGTCGTAGGGAACTGTGAGCGGTCTACTCGACAACAAAACACGCGTCCTTGATACCATCGTCACCGTCGAGGGCAGGCGGCAGCTATCCCGGGGTGGGATTGACATCGCTTACGTGTCATTCACTGACCAGGCCACCTTCTACAAGGCGGATGTGGCCAGCGGTAGCCAGGATGCAACTAAACGCATCTACCTCGAATCGTGCCAGCTGCCGCAGGACCAGATTACATTTCAGGCCGACGATGCAGGCAACGTGCAGCCCTTCGGCAACGCCGATGGCATCCCACAGTCCCCTGGTAAGATCGTCAACTACACCTACACCGGAGTGACAAGTTCTGTTGTTGGCGGCGATATTCAGACGACAGCCGCAGCCCGTGGTCTGGACTTTACCCGTCTAGCAGATAACCTTCTGGGGGCATCTGCTGACAACTTCAAAAAACTGATGGTCCTGTCGACGCACGACAACGTGTTCGAGGAAGAGGATTTCTTGGCTGGCCCCGATGTGGTGTCCTTCACCATCAATGACGATCGTCCCATCAGGTACCCGAGCCAGTACACTGCCCACGTCAACTCCCTGGACAGCATCTTTAGCGACGTGAGGTTTTCCAGGTTGCCCAACTTCAAGTACCTGCCACCGGTCAACAAAGTGACGGATGCGTCGGTCGATCTGACTGATCACGCAGCGACCAGCCAATGGCAGCTGGCATTCTACGTCCCCTGGGGAATGACGGCGACGGACCGCGAGTTTTTGTCAATCGATCAGATCCTTTACGAACTACGTTACTATGAGTCGCTCGGGTACATGAAGCAGATCAACTTTGACCCGACTTCACTGAAGAACACGTTGGTGGGACAGTTCTTCGAGAAAAACTTCGACACTCTAAAGAAACTGGACGTGGTAGACTACGGACGGCTCTGGCTGTCGACAGGTAACCAACCGCCTGTTTCATACCATGTCTTCTTCGTCGGTAAACTGATGGTCGATGACAAGGGCACCGACACCTTCATCCACATCTTCACCCTGGTCTTCGAGTGAGCTGACATGTTCTTCCGATACCAGCAGACATCCAACCTACTGACGGTGGATGACGCCTACGCCAAATTGGTAGGTACGTCATTCTTTTTTGGTGGGTCATACTACTTCAACTTCAGCTTCAAGGTGAACATCGGTCAGGCCATCAACCATGGCGCTCACACTGTCGGCATAAAGGTTCTGAGCCGCTACGTGCCGCCGCCCCTGCTGTTGGGCAACACCCACCGGGGCATTGTTGACACCTTTGCACTGGTCGAGAACATCAGGTTGCAACTGCTACACGCCAAGCAGGCGTTGCAGCAACGTGACAAGTACATTGTGGGTCAGAGCAACGTTAACCTCCTCTCCTACGTCAACAATGAGATCATGCAACAGCTGCGGACGCAGGTGCCAGCTAAGGAAATTCACCAGCTCAACCTGCCTCGGTTGCAGACAATCCTGGCGGTCGAAGCTAAGAGATCAGCGAATACGCAACCCATTCTGACCCGCCTCGTCAACTCATACATTGTTCCAGATCTACAGACGACATTGACGTCCAGTGCAGCTGCAAATCCGCAACACTTGATGCAGGACATGATCGCTCGACAGGGATTGGACCCCTCTCACATTCTGAACCTGACGCCACGGGCACAGTCAGAAGTCGCGACGCGAGGTGGATTGTCGAATACCCAACGTGCCATAGAGCGCCCAACTGACCCCGCTAGCCAGTTGTTGAACTTTCACTTGTTCCCGTCGACCCACAATGTGCCGCCCAAGACGACGGATGAGCTCATTGATGAAGAGCTGGTTCAGGTGATCCAGACTGTGACGGAAACGACGTCAGAGATCGACACCACAGTGGTGATCCCATTTGGTAAGCTGCGTTTGGAGGGAGCCGACCTGACACACCTCTTTGTCCAGTTTGACCTGATCAACTCTGAAACTAATCAGGCCGTTGATACCGTGGTGAAGACGCTAAACGTCACCAAGGAACTACAGGTCTTTCACACCCCCAAGCTTCCTCCCATCGTCAAGGCAGCCATCACTCCAAACGGTTCGCGTGCTACAGTTCAGGTCAAGCAGATTGACCCTGGCGCAACGTCCGTTCAGATCTACAAAAAGACGTTGTATGCGGCGTCCGCAGACCAGGAAGACTACTCTTTGGTCGGCAATTACAGCCTGTCGCGTTATAATGAGGCCTTGCAGATTCAGGTGGACGTGCCGCACTCGTCTGCGACGATGTACCGCGTCATCCCGGTTGGTACCCAAAATGCTCAGGGGTTTGAGTTTTCAAGTGTTGTCGTCAAGCCGTCGCGGTACACACCGCTGCGGGCAATTGCACTGACCGGCGTCCAGATCGACCAAGGCATCCAGCTCGAGGCCCGGAACATCCCCGTCAAGTGCGTGGCCATTCAGTTCTTGAAGTACAATCTGACGACGCATGACAGCACCTACACCACCGTCAATGGCGACGTTGGCTTTGTTGATGACGCTGCCCGAGCTGCTGACTTGGTGACGACCATCGACAGCGACGTGTTCGATGGCAACGTTTACCGGTACGTGGCACGCTTGATCATGGAGAATGGCATTACCGAGGACTTTGGCGATGTGACGATGGAGTTCGTCAGGCCAGCGCCCGGGCAGGTTGACACTAGCATTACAGACTTCGTTGTCCAGCACGACACTGCACCTGATGTGTCGTTCGTCATCAACACGGTGACGACTGAAACTGACATGGACGCTATCAAGAAGATGTTGGAACACCAGAACATCAAAGACTTCTTCCAGGGTGATATCGCCAACCAGCGCGAGCAGCTGACACAGCTGATCGCCCACACCGTTCAACGTGTTGACCTGAAGACCGGCGTCCGTGAGAATTTCGGCACCGTGACCTCCCCCAATTTCTCCGACAGTGCCCTCAGAAAAACCCAGGCGGTGTCGCCGTTGCAGTATGGACACAGCTACCGGTATGAAATCTACCCACTGCTGAGGGCCCCCGAAACGATGTTTGAGGCCTTCACCAAGACGTCCACCGACAAGGTGACCAAGAAGCCTTACACCTGGAAACCGTTCAAGTTCTTGCACCCGCTGGCGATTGGACGCCACGGGGTCATCGTGTCGGCCACGGGAGCAGGCCAGCGTTATGCCAAGGACCCGATGTCCTTCGGCGTTGTTGGAGCAGTGACGACGGTAGAAGCGTCTTTCGACAACGATACTGCCAAGATCGTCAAGCAGACGGTGACCCGGTTCAACCGGTCACTCAACATCATTACCTGGCAGGTCCAAGGTGACATCAACCAGGTCGATCACTTTCTGATCATGAAGCAGGTACACGGGATCAGGCACGCGATTGGCAAGGCCCACTCGGAGTTCCCGTACGGTTCCTGTCAGTACATCCACCCAGTGACACACCATGACAATGGTGGCATCAGCTACGTGATTGTCCCAGTGATGATTGACTACAAGGTCGGCCCGTCAGCGACGACCAACACCGTAATTGTAGACGCGCCATGATTCGAACCCTGAGAGTCAGCAACGGCAGCTTTGCCAACCTGGGCAGCGTCCACCTGCAACCCGTGGCATCGATCGTGTCTGAAACGAGGGCACAGCTGACACCGTCACACCCGATGTCAGTTGGTGTGGTTCCCACCCACCAGGCTACAATCTCACACCCGATCATCCTGCACTTGGGTAATGAGATCAACCATGTAGTGAGGCCAACGTTGCAAAACATTGGACTGCACCTGACCAACGGCACTCGGGTCATCATTCCGCTCCATGGCGTCCGCATCAACCCCATCGTCCCCACGTATCACCTGGCGCTCGATGCCGGCAAGGAATACGACCCCCGACTGAACCAGGGTTTTGTCACCACAACCAAGAAGTTCAAACCATACGAGTCGCTCACGGGCATTGCTCAAGAGCGGCCCGAGATCGTCATGGTGACGAATTTTGAGCCGCTGTTCATCCGCGACGTAGTTCATACGGCACCCAATTACATCAACTACGTGGAGCAAGCGGGCGTCTTTCCACACATGACCGATGCAGGTCGCTACTTGGACGCCCAGTTCAACATGCGGAACCTCCGGACATGGAACACGCACCAGCACGTGCGGCGGCTCCGGTACCGCTTTGAGTACTTCGATCGCTGGTGGATTGAACGTACTGACAATTTTCAGCAGGCTCTCAACAAGCTCGATGTTGATTCATCGTTTTTGTTGAACCTTGTCAGAATCGTAGAGGCTCAGAAATCGCAGCTGGACCTGCGTCATGACCTCTATACGGTTGACCCTAGCCAAGTAGGTTCCTTGGTTAGCACCAACTATGTCCAACAACAGACACCTCACAGGGAAACCCCACTGACCCCGAGACAGAGGGTCAATGAGGCCATACGGCTGTATCTGTTGAACCGGCACAAGCCGAAGTACGATCCGGCTGACGTTCTCTTGGAGTTGGGTTACACCCAAAATAACGTTCAGAACATTTACACATCCACCAAGCTTTGGATGCAGCTGATGGTGGAGCTGTCGAACGCACTGAAGACGCACACGATGCAGTTCATTGACATCGATCCGTCGTTCCAGCGCAACGATAACAACTCATCGACCATCCTCAATCCCAGGGTAGCTCGATTCAGCCTCTCGACCAACTTGCCAACGTTGCCGCCACTGACGGAACTCATCAGCCTGCAGCCATCGCTGGCACAGCAGACCATCAACATCATCCGACCGGCATTCACCACGATCTACCAAAACGTATCGTTCAGGAACGAGGAAGCGCGGATCACGGCCCTGGCACATCTGCTGTCGTCCGAATTCAAGTACTCCCATGGCCTGACGCTGCCAGCTGTCCAACGGTCGCTGTCGGACTACTACGGCTTCCAGGTTTCTCCGGGTGGCACCAGCAACGCATCGCTCTTCGACAGCATCATCGGCAAGTTTGGTAACAACATCAGCGATTTCCCATCGCAGGCCAGCAATGCCTTGACATCGATCGCCCAACAGACGAACGGACAGTCTGGCATTCTAACCTTCGAATCCAAGTACATTGAAGGCGATACGGGCACATTGACCCCGGGCAGCGACTTCTACTTTGACACGCTATTGAAGCCGGTCGAGTTCGGCGTGCCGAACAACAATACGCTTGGGTTGAAGTTCAATACTGGTCCCATCGACACCCTAGCGGGCGTGCTGGAGAACGCTGCCAGTGCGTTCAATGTTGTGGTTGATGGACTCAACCTGATGTCACAGCCCTATGCTTACCTGCAGACCGATCAAATTCACGTTGAAAACAGCGTTCTTCAAACGACGAATGACCTGCTAGATTTTTGCAAGCGTTCATTGGTAGATGCCAATGGACAGACGTCGCAGCTGCTTCAAACCGACCGTTTGGCCGCAGTCTTTGCTCAGGCGCGGAAAGATGATCGGCTCAAGGCCGCGTTGTTCATGTTCGTGCTGAGCAAGGTGTCGCGGTCCTACAACTCACTGATCCCGTTCTTTGCCTCATCGCAGCACGCTGACAACACGCCATTGACGAACTACCTGATCGATCAGGTCAATGCAGGTCTGGCAGAGTCCGTTCCACACAACAGGCCAGCCGTCCAGTACGTGTCTGAGCTGGGCTTTGATAGGCGCAATGTCAACAGCCCGTTCGCTCTCAATCCACAGGGCATTGCTACAGCTCTGAAGCAGGGAACGCGACTGCTGGACGTTATCGTTCAGTTGATGGGCCAGATCATCGACCAATTTACACGCCAGTCTGGGGCAATTCACAACAACTACACGCTGTACAATGGTTACCTGGACACCGCTGTCATGATGGTGGCGTTCGATCTCATTGTGTCGATGGTAGCTCGTTACGGCAACCTACACATCGTCGGCGTCACCACCGGTACCACAGCATTCACCCAGTTTGCAACCACGTACGTTGTCTCGCAGACAACCATTGACCACCGTAACTCGGCCAATGAGCTCCAGGATCGTGCCCTGTGGGAAGACATCCGCGTCCAGCAGATGATCCTCACTATCCAACACGTGCTGCAGACATTGGGTGGCTCATTGAAGGGCGTCAGCAACTACCTCAACAGCGAAACGTCGATACTACGACTACGTGAAGTAGCAGGTATCCTGGGCAACAACCAACAGATGCTGAGCCAATTGCTGAGTGAGCAACAGATCATGCTGCTCGCATCGACCGTCAGTAACTTGTTGACCGCAGCGAAGACTGGGCCTGATGCCCACGTGCCCTCCTACGACCTGGACACTAATGACAGTGAGGAATTGAAGATCCTTGATGAATCTGACGTGCCCCCGGCGATGCGAAACGCCATCTTGGGGTACTTCGGCACCGAAGACTTTGCGTCTGTGAAGGGGACCAACAAGCGGATTCTGACGGTGGGCGTGCCACAGGGCTTTGCGGCCAATATCAAGCAAGACATCAACATCAAGAAGCAGCAACGGGCGTCGTTCAAGAATCGGCGCAATGATATTGTCCAGGTCTGTGTCTACAAGGTCGACATGGTCAATGGTGACATTGTCTACAAACCTCACCGGTACCTGTTTGAACTGTCGCGGTTTCCGGTCCGCGTGTCGACGGTTCCGTGGTTGCCACTGCCAGCCAATCCAGCACTTTCTGACATCATCAATTCCATTCCTACGTTGAACTTTAGCCAGAACGCCGACACCAGCACCTCAACGTCGATTGTTCAGGGGATCGAGTATGCGTCGGCAACAGTCGCTGGCAATGATGGCATCAAGAATGCCCGCCAGGCCTTCAATGATGATGCTTACTCGTTCCTGTCATCGAACCAGAAGACTGAGATTCTCCACAATCACGTTGTCAGCCAGCTGTTGGAAGTCTACATCAAGCTGATGACCGGCCTCAACGTGGCCGAGTACACTTTTGACATGGCCGAAATTCCACGCCCGTTGGAGACTGAGGCAGTCAACACCATCGTGGAACACACGTTCCAACACTTGGCTGACCACATCAATATTCGCAAGGTGGCAACGAAGCCTTTTAGGTTCACAGGTCATGGCGGCGTTCTGTTTTCAACAACGGCCATCGACCCACCCGCCGCCTTCAAGGGCAGCCATTTGCCTTGGGCAGCGGCAGTGCCGCAGCTGTCGAACCCGTCAGGGGTGCATGGATTTGTCAATGGCTCGTCACAGTTCCGGGCAATCCAAACGGCATCGCCCGCTGTCAAGTCGCTGGAGCAGACACGGATTGTCAACCAATTCCGCGTCAACCTCAATGCGATCACGCCACGGTACACCCCGCACGCGCTCGAGTTCTTCCGCACCATCACGACATTCAGCAACACGTTGTCTTCAGCATCTGATCCGGCGGCACTGAACCAGAAGGTTGTGGTCCCCAAGATGTTTGACCGCGTCTTCAACCTCATCGTTGATCCCACCGATTTTGAGGTTGATGTTGAGCGGACGATCGCAACACCGTACGGCCGCGAAGCATTGGACTTGATGATCAAGAACGGTGAGATCATTCCAACCACCGAAAATGAACAAGCGGCATCGAGAATCACGCCCGCAGCGAGTCGGCCCATCACCCCGGGCAGCAGGTCGTTCATCCAGGGCAGGTTCGCACCCAACGTCAATAAATTCCGCTACCGCGACCGTGATGTGAACCAGGGAGACTTGATCGCTGACAAGTACTTTGTGACGGTTGAAACCTTTGACGAGGAGGGCACATGAGCATAAGCCAACCGTCCAAGCTCGTCTATGTGATTGAGGTTCCCAAGGTGAGGAACTTCACGGCGGAGTTCAAGTACAACTTCTTCACGCCTGATGAGATCATCAATGACACGGGAGGCGTGCCAGCAGAAGCACTAGCACGACCAGCCTCAAATATTGATGCAGACTTCATCCAGTGGTCGCTGACTCGGGTACCGCGCGAGGTCGACTTCAGTTTCAGCTTGCCCAAAATTGCTGAGATCGGCAATGTGGTCAGTGAGCTGCAGCAGCGGAACAACAAGCACAAGAACACGGGGACCCAGTATGGGTCGCTGATCCAGGACAACATCGACAAGATCATTGACGAGGACTACTTTTCGCTCAATGGTTTCGTTGCCGTCAGCTTTCATGACGGCCAGATCGATGACAAGATCCACTCATTGGTGTCAGGCACGCTGACGATGTCGACGTTGGAAGACGAGCACCAGAGCAACACCAGCCACTATCGAGCCTCCCAACGACTGGTCGCCGTCTTGCCCAAGCGAATTCAACCGCACTTTGTCTTTCGGGGCATGTCAATGCCACACCGGGCCTATGGTGGCAGGTTCTATCCTCTGCGGATCAAGGGTCGCGTCAGGTCCCCGACCCGTCATCCAAAGTCACCGCCCATCAGATTCATCGACCACTATTTCGATCGCCTGAAGAAGGTAGCAATCCATGGGCAGGTCAATTCCAAGCTGTTCCAGGACCTAGTTCAGAAGACGATCAGTGATCCCACGTCAGTCCACGCCGCCGACGTGGCAACGATGCACAGCTTCGCCAAGCAGGCAAAGCAGGCGACCAACCATCGGTTTTCTCCAGCGGTTGCTGAACAGGACTACAAGACGTTCGTTCCATTCATCTCGGTCAAGAAACAGGGAACGGCTGCACATCACGACAAATACTCAGCAGAAGTGGTCGGCTTCATCATCGACAAATTTGAGCAGCTGCCGGATGGCACCACTAAGAAGCTCGAACCCATTGTCATCGAGACACCTCACGCAGCGCTGTCGGCCGACTTCAAAATCAAGTTCAACAGCACGTACTGCTACTCAATCCGTACCATTGCACAGCTGACGCTACCCGCCATCGACGACAGCAACTTTGACGTGGCAACGGTGAAGGTGCTGGTCAGCAGCAAGCCGTCGCACAAGATCTATGTGCCGACATCGAAGTTTGACGCTCCGCCCCCACCAGGGGATATTGACTTCGTGCTCAACTACGAGACTAACAAGCTGCTGGTCACCTGGGCATTTCCAGTCTGGTCACAACGCGATGTCAAGAAGTTCCAGATCTTTCGGCGCAAAAACATCAACCACCCGTTCGAGCTGCAGAAGGAGTACAACTTCGATGACAGCGTCGCACAGGCCAAGCTCATCTTCAACGACAATGAGCGCCCCGATCCTACCCTGGTTGAGGTCCTAGCAGCACCATGCCAGTTTTATATCGATGATGAGTTTGATGTTACAGTCAACACATCGAAGGAAAAGAGCTTCATCTACGCAGTGTCCTGCATCGACGCACACGGGCTGTCCAGCGCCCTGTCCGCACAGTATCGGGTGTGGTACGACCCCTTTAAGAACAAGCTCCTGTCAGAGCATGTCAGCCACTTGGGAGCCCCCAAGTGTTACCCGAACCTATACCTGGACGGTGATATCTTCACCAACACTATCAAGGTCAGCGGCCCTAGCAGCAAGTCGATGAAGCTGTACTTCAATCCAGAGTACTATGTCGTGTACGATGACAATGAACGGACCGACCACGTCGTGGCCACACAACAGAAGGGTGGGTCCTACAAGCTACAGTTCATCAACATGGACAACGGCAAGGCACACGACATTGACATTTTCATCGACGATCAGTTGTCAGTTGACCAGCGGACACTGGCCACCCCACAGTACGTGTTTGGCCCGCGGCGGGTGAACACCGTGCTTGAGCGGAGGCCCCTGTGAAGTACATCTGTGATCCGTGCTTCCAGGCGTTCGACACCTACATGACTGGGTCCGTCGTTGACATCGACAATACAGTCTTTCCCACGCTAGAGCTGGTTTGTGACCACTGTGTCCGCGACATCATTCCGTCAGCGTCAGGGCACTTTGTCAACGGTTGGCCGGATCCCGTGCCACCCACAATCTTCTCCGGCTCTCTTTCTGGGTCTCTATGAGATCAGGATGCGTAGGAGTGGATACGATGGCTGGCGGAACTCCAGGTGAAAGGAATACGTAAGGGCTAGGCACATGGGCTTCCTCGACAACTCGACCAACAACATCATCTTGGACGCGGTGCTGACAGACGTCGGTCGCCAGTTCTTGGCCCGTAACGACGGGAGCTTCAGCATCCACAAGTTCGCCTTGGGGGACGACGAGGTCAACTACGGCATCGTCACCAAGTACGGTCGGACAGTCGGTGCTGAGAAGATCGAGAAGAACACTCCGGTCTTCGAGGCCCTGACCAACCAGGCCATCGCCCAGAAGTACAAGTTGATCAGCGTCAGCAATCCAAACTTGCTGTACATGCCGGTCCTGGCATTGTCGGGCGACGCCAACGTCGACGGCCTCAACGACGTCATCACCCTGGGTCTCAACACCCAGAAGACGGCAGCAGTCACGGTCCAACAGACGATCAAGAACGAAACGACGATTGACGTCGAGCTGAGGGACCAGACTTTCCTCCTGGACGTTCCCAACCTGTTCGTTCAGATCCTGAAGAACACCCCTGAGAACGTCGACGGCAATCAGCGGGCCACCTACATCCTGACGCGGTCCCCCGCCGAGAACTCGTTCGGTGGCTCAAGCGTCCAATTCACGATCAGCGTAAAGTCACTGTCCAACGCGCTGTTCCAGGTCTACGGCACTACCGCCGACAAGACCCTCATCAAGACCTACATGAAGGTGACGGGCGTCCAGTCGGGCGCGGTGCAGGACATCGCCATCGTCATCAACCAGAACCTGTGAGCGGAGACTAGCTAGACCATGGCAACCTTCAAGGAGATCCTGCCGAGCGATATCAAGACGGCTCGCTCGTTCTTGAACCAGCTCATCGACGTCTTGCAGGAAGATGTCAGCGGCTCGGTCTCCCGGCGCAAGTACCAGGTCTTCGTGACTGGCGGCATCGGCCCCGGAGTGACCAGCTCGCTCTTCCAGACGGTCTATGACCAGGACTTCACCCTGCAGACGGCCAACGCCATCTTCGACATGACGATGGGCCTGCAGCCCGGTGGACCCACCGAACTGACCAGCCAGACCGGCGTCGATAGCGCTGGCAAGGAACTGTTTCCGAGCTCGTCGCTGATGATGCGCGAGAAGATGGACGTCTACCGGCAGTTCTCGATGGCTTTGCTGGGCAATGCCTCCAGCATCTTCACGTCGCCTCTCAACAGCAGCAACCCGTCGGACCAGATCGACGTGGCCCTGTTCGTTGCCTTCAAGCGGTTGTTTGCTCGCGACAGCATCAAGCGTGAGACGTTCGCCATGCGGTTCTTCCAGACCGCATCGTTCACCGGCCCCAACACCACCGCACCGGTTGAGACCTTCCCGTCGCTGCCCAATCTGTACGTCACCAGCCAGTCAGGCAGTGCCATCTACACCGACATCGGTGCAGCGACCAACAAGCTGTCCACCTTCGGCGGCCAGGTCGGCAACGTTGTCGACTCGGCTAACACCAGCCGCAATGTCGGCCTGATGTTCTACGACCGCGGCATTCTGGTCCTGGACCTTGCCAAGATCACCAGCGCCAGCCAGTACATGTCGGGTACCATCGACGCGATGGCCCCTCTTGGAACGACGGTCTTGGGCGCCTCCGGTACCCAGACGCAGTTCTTGTCGAAGATGATCCCTGACTTCGTGGTCAGCGCCTCGCTGGACAACATCATCGACCACATTGCCAGCTGCCGCCTGGGTTCAGGCAGCCAGACGGCCTTGACCTTCCAGAACGTCACCAACATCAACTCGACTCTGATCTTCTGCCGTGCTGAGGCCGACGAGTTCAACTACTCATCGAACCCAACCTTCACCGACACGACCAACCGCATTGTGGTCATCGACGTCGGTCAGGAGGACACCGAGCAGACCTTCACCTACGTCACCAGCGTCGGCATGTACGATGCCAATGACAACCTGCTGGCAGTGGCCAAGCTGTCGAGGCCGGTACAGAAGAGCCCTGAGCGTGACTTGACATTCCGCGTCCGCCTCGACTTCTGATAGTTACCCGCTATGCGGATCAGGTTGGGGAAACTCCGTCAACTCGTCAAAGAGGCTGGCGCAGCGCGGCAGGTTGGCAAGACCCACACCATCGTTCAGTTGGTGGCTGGTTTGGCGGAGAGGTACGTTGACTCGGTGGTGGCCGGACACCCTGATGGCACGGCCGCGAAGGAGTTGCAGTCTCAAGCAGATGAGTTCGCAGGCTACGCTAAGTGGCTGTTGAACCACCGTGAAGCGGGTGCAGAAAACGTTGCGATGGTGGCCAAGTATGCCCTAGACATCGCGCATGAAGCCGGGTTTTGGCAGCGCCCAACGTTCCTGGGCAAATCTGAATACGTGGAAAAACTGCAAGCTCTCCTAAAGAGAATGCAGAAGTTTCAGTACATGGTGTCTTGATGGCGGCCCACTACTGCATTAACTGTCCTCGTTGTAAACGTGGGTGTTCGATTTGCAGGCGGTGTGCGTGCTCTGAGGCTGAACTGGCAGAACTCTTCAAACCGTTTGAACCTGTCACACTGGTGACGGTTTTGGGTCCTTCGGAGCAATCTGAAGAAGAGGAAGAACAGCGGCCGGAGACGGACTAGGCAGGCTGCCCCCTTGGTGACGGGGTATAGTTACGCTGGGGAAGCCTGAATGCCATCGATCTACCCCCTAGACTCATCGGACATCGAGACCTTCACCGTGGTGACCAACCCGGTGAGGACTTACACGTCTTCGTCCGTCTTTGGTAGCACTGGTTCGGTCCATGTCTACCCTCGCCACTCGACGATCCAGAAAGACGTTCAGCCTGATTCGTCGTTCGTGAATGAGGCTCACGATGATGCCGATCTATCATCGCTGCTGCGGCAGGTGCAGTTGGTCGGTAAGTGGGCTCGCTATAACCGTTTCTCAGCCGGAATGTTCCCGAGGATTCTGGACCAGTACCTGGCGAAGTGTGCGAAACAACCGCAGGCTCTGCGCCTCCAGGAGGTGCTTGATCCGGTCAGGTTCAGTCCGCCGGTGGACTTCAACAGCAACACCCTCAGGAAGCTGGTGATCAAGGACCAGCTCAACTCCTTTTACCGGACGACCTACCCGACGGCACACTGGGCCTACACCAACTACAACACGCTGAACTTCTTCACAGCGTCCAGCGTGCCAGCCGACAGCGCCCTCCTATATCCCAACATTGACGGCGGTGACGGCGGGTTGGTCTACCACAAAGGCTACGTCAGCGGCACCTACACCCCGTCCGGGTCGTTCAGCTTCACCTTCTACATCAACCCGCGGTACACTACCGACGAGTACAACGGTGTCTTCAAGGCGGGCACCATCCTGCACCTGTCATCGACATTTGCTCTGTCACTTATGAGTGGGTCAAGCAAGGATGTCAATGGGCGGCCTGTGGGCTTCAGGCTGCAGCTACAGCTAAGCCAGTCAGCTGACGTGCCACCTAGCCTGGTGGGTACTGACGGCGTTACTAGGTTCCTGTCGGGCACTTACGGCAATGGTGGAAAGCCACCGACGGACCTGATCTTCCAGTCTAATGACAACATCTTGTGGTTGAACCACTGGCACAAGGTCGTCGTCCGGTGGGGGACCAAGGACGTCAACGGCGGACTTGGAACCTTCAATGTCGATGGCTTCGACGTCGGGACATTTATCATCCCATCATCGTCAATCACGCCGTCATTGGTTGACATCTTCAACCTCGGCGCTCACGTCAGGGGTAAGATCCCCGGTGCAACGCAGGATGAGCCGACGGTCTTGGTCCTGGGCAACTACTACGAGGGTTCCAACAACAGCGACAATCCACTGGCGGGGTTCTTCGCCAACCAACCTGCGCTGCGTGATGGCCTCAACAACCTGTGGCCCATTGACGGCGTTGAGACGCCCGGCGTCTATTCCTTTACTCACCCGTTGAATGCTGAGCTGCATGACGTAGCGATCAGGCGGTGCTACCTGTCGAACGATGACATCGATGCCAGTTCCAGCGTCGGTCCCACGTTCCTAGACAACACCTTCGCCTTCTACGTGCCGCCGTTCTTCACAGACCAGGCACCATACCGCCAGTTCGTCATTGATCACGGCGGCATCCTGGTGACCCCCTTTGAAGAGGTCAACGGAGCGACGACGCAGCCCTTCAGCGTCGCCCTGTCGTTTGGAGTGGGCGGTCACTACATCAACCTAGAGAACTTCGTCAAGGACCTTGCCGCAGAGAGCTTTCCACTGCTACACCACCTGACGGGCGTCGCTATCCAAACGTCGACGGACGCCGAGCTGTGCAATGAGTTCTTGTATGCGCAGCCCTTCGTTGTCAAGCGCAACCTGACGATCCTGCCCTGTGACGACGGCCTGTTCGTGCCCAGCTTCCAATTGCTGGTGTCCGAAGGCCTTGCTCGTGCAGTCGATGACTTGGGCGTTGATGAGCTCAGCTTCATCCACTTGGACAACATGGTGATGTCGAGCACGTTGCTGTTCGGTGGCGGTGCTTTCGATGGACCCGATGTGCCTGCAGACCAGGCTAACTACTTCTCCAACACCCAGATCGGCGCAACGCCGGAGTCCCCCTTCCAGACGGCGGGTCCGGCCATGTTCAACTTCATAAACACCGTTCCGTCGGGCAGCGATGTGGAGGCAGGCGCCCCTCTGACAATCTACCAGCGAACACAGGACCCATCGTCGAATCAGATCACCATCTTTGACATCAGCAACATGTTCTATGGCTTCCGGATCAGTCCGGGGACGCTGTCGTTCAACGAGCCTGACTTGATGTTGTCGAGCATGGTTCGGTCTGCGGTGTTGCCGTCGGGCAGCACTAATGTGGGCCCGATTCACATCACCCTGGCTGACGACGGTAGGGGCAACATCTACCGCGCCGACTGTGTGACCAGTCAGTCGACATGGAACAGCGTGGGTAACGTCTACTACGATGAAGGCCTGGTCGTCGTCAAGAGCCCGCACCTCTACTTCTACGGGTTCAACCAGTACAGCATGATGCTGCGAGGCGAGCAGCACATCCACGTCATGAAACTTGACGCTATCGCCCCCAATAACCAGCTGAACTCCAGCAGCAACCCCAACTTCCAGCAGGTTGCTCCCACCGGCTATCCGAACGACCCGGAGGACGGATTTGTCTATGTCACCAACGTGCTGTTCCACGACAGTGACCTGAACGTGGTGATGAAGACGGCGCTGGCACAGCCCATCCTGAAGCGGGCCGGCGACCGGATCATGTTCAAGGTCAAGTACGATTTCTAGGCGATGCCATACCTAGATCATGCGGAAGAATCGTTTGACGGTGTCGTGTGATCAATGCGAGGCCAAACTAGAGCGTCCTCCGTCTCTAATTCACGAGCACAACTATTGTGACATGAAGTGCTTGGGTGCCTGGCGGAAGGTCCATCCAACGAACGATGCTTCACAGATGCATACTGTCGAAGTTCGTGAGAAGCTTAAACAGGCTCACGTTCGCAGTCCTCGCTCAGGCGAAAAGAACGGCATGTATGGACGACATCATACTGACATGTCGCGTGACAAAATGTCAGAAACACGTTCGCAGATGGTGGTTGAAGGTAGATACCCAACGTTTGGGTCGCGGACCAAGAAGGGAATCTACACATCAACCAAGACGGGACAGGAACATTTCTATCGCTCGGGTTGGGAGTTGTCCACAATGCAGCGTTTGGATGTTGATGCATCGGTAGTCACTTGGCAATACGAAGCAGTTCGCATCCCGTACATCTACGATAACCACAAGCGATGGTACGTGCCCGATTTCATCATCACATTCCAGGACGGCCATCGGGAGATGTGGGAAGTGAAATCGACATGGCTTCTAAAAGCAGAGAAGACGATGTTGAAAGAAGAAGCCGCTCGTATCTGGTGCCAAACGAACGACGTTCAAAAGTTTGAGGTGATAACCCGTGGCTAGTAAGAAACGCCGGCGTAAGAAGAAGCGACACTATCATACTGGCATCCACGTTTCACCGAAGACGGGCCAGGAATGCCACTACCGGTCTGGGTGGGAGCTATCCTACATGCAGTGGCTCGATGCGGATGAGAACACTGTGGGCTACCGCTATGAGGACGTGTCGATCCCGTATGTGTCCAACGTCAAGACGGGCAAAGAGCGAAAGTACTGGCCTGATTTCCTGATCCAGAAGCGCGATGGGCAACAACTCCTGGTTGAGATCAAGCCCAAGCGGAAGTTGGAACAGGCTAGCGTCCAGAAGAAGCTGAGGGCGGCTACCACGTGGTGTCAGGCCCACGGTGTGACCCTGGTCGTGGTCACAGAGCAGGAATTGAAGCTACTAGGCCTCCTCAAGTAGAGTTTACTGGGGGCACCCGAGGGCCACAATCTTCACATGGCGATCATCCTTGGCCTCGACGTGAGCACGTCATGCACGGGCTACTGTGTGCTCAACAGCGAGTGGAACCCGGGTGACAACTACCTGTTGGATCGCGTCGAGTTCAAGAAGTGCAAGACGTTCTGGGACAAGTGCGACCTCATTGAACAGGAACTGGGCAAGGTCGAGGGCGTGCTGCACGCTCAGTACCACGTCGTTGTTGAGCGCATCGTTTTGGAGGAGCCCCTGATGGGGTTCCGGCCGGGCATGTCAAGCGCGCAGACGATCAGCATGTTGCTACGATTCAATGGCATCGTCAGCAACTTGGCCCGGAAACGCTTCGGCGTCACGCCGGAGTACATCAGTGCCAACCATGCCCGCAAGGCGGTGGGAATCAAGCTCCAGCGAACTTCAGTTGCTGGCATGTCGCAGAAGGAACAGGTCTTCAAGCACATGAGCGAACACGACCTGAAGGACGTTCAATGGCCCGTCAAAAAGAGTGGGCTGGCTGTAGATTGGTCCCGGGATGCGACAGATGCCTATGTGATCGCTCGTGCTGCAGCAATCGATGGCCCGATTGTGCCGTCGGAAAAACCGAAGAAGTCCAAGAAGGCAGCTTGAGGTTTACAGTTTGGCGTGGCAGTCGTCTCGCTGACTGACAAGATCAGGTTCATTGAATCGGTGTTCGGCACGGGCAAGTTGGCCCGGAACAGCCGGAACTTCGACGTGCGGTGTCCCATCTGTGCGCCCAAGGATCCGACCAAAAAGAAGTTGGCGATCCTGCTAGAAGACGACAGGTGCCACTGCTGGACCTGCGGCTACAAGGCCCACACTCTGGCCCCATTGGTCAGGAAGTACGGCAACCTGGAGAAACTGGCTGAGTACCGCGAGCGGTTCATGCCGGCCTCGGAAAGGAACCGTCGGTGCCTTGACATCACCTTGGACGAAGAGCTGCCCAAGCTAACATTGCCCAAGGACTTCAAGCTGTTGATCACCGCTTCATTGCGAGATCCTGACGTCCTGGGACTTCGAAAGTACCTGTCCAGCCGAGGCCTGGGCGAGCGGGAGATGTGGTACTTCAAGCTGGGTTACAGCGAAGATCCCCGTTGGAAACGCCGGGTGATCGTCCCTTCGTTCGATGGCAATGGTGAACTGAACTACTTTGTGGGTCGGGCCATCGATAAGACCCGGAAGCCCAAGTACGATAATCCAGATTCTGACAAGCTACCCATCATCTTCAATGAATTGAACATTGATTGGACGAAGGAGCTGCTCCTGTGTGAGGGTGCCTTTGACCTGATGAAGTGTCAAGACAATGCAGTACCTCTGTTGGGCAGCGATCTGAACGAGGAATCGGCTTTGTTCAACGCCATTCTGGCCCACGGTACACCCATTGTCCTGGCATTGGACGATGATATGAAGGTGAAGAAGACCCCCAAGATCGCCCGGAAGTTGGCAGAATATGACATTGCCGTGAGGATCGTCAGGCTACCTTCTGACACCGACCCAGGCAAGTTGTCCCGAAGCGAGATGAAGCAATTGGTGGCTGAAGCAAGGCCTTTTAACTGGCGCGACACGTTCCTTGATAAACTTGATCTGTACTCGAGAACTGCACTAGCACGTTGAACATCCCCACTTAACTGCCGGATCTTGTACTGCCTTCGTGCACGGTGGTACTGATCTAAGAGTCTGCATGCTTAGGATTGCCCATACAGCCGATGTTCACTGGCGGGGCTTGTCACGGCACGATGAGTACCGGGCAGTGTTCTCGGCCTTTGCTCAACAGTGTAAGGAGCAGAAGGTCGACCACATCTTCGTGGGTGGTGACATCTTCCACACCAAGACATCCGGCCTGTCGCCCGAGTACATCGATCAGATGGTGTGGTGGCTGACGACCCTGGCGGAGGTGGCACACCTTCATATCACATTGGGTAACCATGACGGTAACCTCGTCAACCTGTCACGGCAGGACGCGGTGACCCCCATCATCAATGCCCTCAACAATCCCCGCATCCACACCTACAAGAAGAGCGGTACGTATGAGTTTGCCCCTGGCTACACGTGGGGCATCTTCAGCCTGTTTGATGAGGAGAATTGGGAGAATGTCAAGCCTATCCCCGGCAAGGTAAACATCGCCTGCTACCACGGTCCGGTCTGGGGAGCTACGACCGAGACCGACTGGCTGGTCGAGGAGGGTATCACTGTCGAGTTCTTTAGAGGGTGGGACTTCGTCCTGTTGGGCGACATTCACAAGTTCCAGTACCTTGCTGCCCGTGACGTCGAGCTGGAGATTGACGAGTCCGACCTTGGAAAGCACCCCGAGGCCGAGGTGATTGCTTGAGCAAAAAGATCAAGATCCGCGAGAAGCGGCCTTGGATTGGTTACCCCGGCAGCCCGGTCCAGCAGAACTACGGCGAGGCCTTGGTTCACGGCTACCTGTTGTGGGACATCGACAACAAGGTTAACTTCGATGTCAAGTTCTGCGAGCTGCCCAATCCTAAGCCTTTCGTCACCATTGAGTGGGCAGGCAACGTCAGCAAGACGGTCAAGGCTGCAGCCAAACACCCGTCGGGCAGCCGATTCCGCATCAGGTGCAAAGAAGTCTTGGCGCAGAAGGAGATCTCTGCGCTGACGCTGGAGCTGCAACAGCAGCACAAGGCGACCGAAGTCACCTTCAAGAGCGACCATGAGTTTGACCGTGAACTCATCAGCGCCGGCACCGCGACCCTAGCAAAGGAGGACCTGCGGAACCCGGACGTGCTGCTGAAGCTACTGAAGGACTACTTCCACGATCAGCATGTCACTGAGAGCGAGTGGGAGGCGGTCCGCAACCAGGTCGTCCATTACTTGGGCCGGGTGATGGGTGCGGACGACGTGGTCCGTAACACCAAGTGGTCGCTGCGCCACCTTCAGTTCGACAACACCTTTGCCTACGGCACGGG